TTAATTTTAATTTTATTAGCCCTAACTGGCCCTAATTGGCCATGCCGTGCGTAATAATATATATGTAAGGAACAATAAATTAATTCATCCATTTCTTTTCATCTACTATATATTAATTCCTACCTTACACAAGAAAACCATATTCAAGCTTCCTATTATTTTTGCAACAAGATTTTTTTCATGATTACTCCTTCTAGAAAAAGCTACCCTCTCTAAACAAGAGGGTTCTTTTTTTTAGTCCTAAAACAGAACATACATTCGTAGTTATCACTTACTAATAACTACTATATATATACATTAAATACAACGAAAGAGGTGAGGACCATCGCAATAACGCAAGACTCCCGAGGAAGAATCGTTGTTGATGGGCATACACTCACTCCAAAACAAGCCAGGTTTTGCGAAGAATACGTTTCTAACGGAAATGTTATTAATGAAGCCGTTATTAAAGCTGGTTATTCAAAATCCAGTCCATCGGTCGTTAATAACATGGGCCTAGAAAACCTTAATAAACCTGCGTGCAAGGCTTATATAGCCGAATTACAACAACGATTCCGACAAACTACCGATCATAGGGTAGCAACAATAGAAGAACGTCGTAACTTACTTACTCAATGGATTTACAGCGACGACGTAAGATACAACGACAAACTTAAGGCACTCGATATCCTTAATAAGATGGATGCTGCATATGAACAACGCATCAAAATGGACACGACGATTAATAATCCGGTTCAGTCATTAACGACAGAAGAGCTTAGAGCTCTAATTGAGAAAGAACACGATTAACTTATCCTATGTATTTTTAATCATATACGAACACATACGAACATAAAAAGGAGGTGAGACGAATCCAAACTACAGGCCAAATGAGAATGACACCAGAACTTAAACAACGACTTCAATACGAAGCACGTTTGGAACTGGCTAGGCGTGATTTCTTCGATTACTGTGAATTGATGGCTCCCGATTTTTATAAAAGGTCGAGGCCTTATCTCCTTTATCTAACCTCGGTCCTTCAAAACTTCGTATCACGCTCCAATAAGAAAGTATTAGTCGTATCAATGCCACCTCGTACTGGTAAATCTAGAACAGCTACTAAATTCGTAGAGTGGTACCTCGGTAAAGATCCGACACAAAAGATTATGACAGGATCCTATAACGAAACACTGTCGACACAATTCGCTAAGTCCGTCAGAAATGCTATACAAACTAATAAAGCTGATCCCTACGTTCCAGTCTACTCTGACGTATTTCCTGACGTAAGGATTAAACAGGGTGATGCGGCTATGAACATGTGGAGCCTCGAGGGTCAGTATTCGTCTTACCTTGCTACATCTCCTTCTGGTACAGCAACCGGTTTCGGGTGTTCTCTTATGATCATAGACGACGTTATAAAGAATGCACTCGAAGCAAATAACCAACTTACTAAACAAGCTCATTTTGAATGGTTCACTAATACGATGTTATCCCGCCTAGAAGAGGGCGGCAAAATCATTATCATTATGACGCGCTGGGCCTCAGACGATTTAGCTGGACGTATTATTAATCACTTCAAAGACGATGCCGAAGTCGTATCACTTAAAGCACTTCAAGACGACGGAACGATGTTATGTGACGAGGTACTATCCAGAGAGTCATACGAAGAAAAAAAGAAATTAATATCGCCGGATATCTTTTATGCTAACTACCAACAAGAGCCAATCGACCTTAAAGGACAACTTTATTCATCGCTTAAGACTTACGATACACCACCTCAATTCGAACGTATCGAAGCCTATACCGATACAGCAGATACGGGTAGCGATTATTTGTGTTCTATTATATACGGTGTTTATCAAAAAGAAGCCTACATCCTCGACGTTATATATACTAACGATCCAATGGAAATAACGGAACCTCTCGTAGCACGACATTTATACGAATATAAAGCGAATATTGCTCACATCGAGTCAAACAATGGCGGCCGAGGCTTTAGCCGACAAATACTTCATTATCTAACTAATACCTATAACACTAACTACACTACAATAAAAGCTTTCCATCAATCTAAGAATAAACAATCCCGTATCTTATCTAATGCTACCTGGGTAATGGAACATATTTACTTCCCGTATAACTGGCATAATAAGTATCCAGAATTTTATAAAGCCATCACAAGCTATCAGCGAGAAGGCAAGAACCTACATGACGACGCTCCCGATGCACTAACCGGTGTAGCCGAAAAGATTAATACACAAACACCGACATTCGAATTTGTATAAGAAAGGACCTAAATGCTAAACGAAGAATGGAACGATATCATACGTAAGCATGCCGGTATGTCCGAGTCTCAATTCGTGCAAGCAGAACTCGAAGCGTTTCTCTTCTCTAAGAAACGTCAAGAGATACTCCAGGCACGTAACTACTATCAAGGTAAACATAAACTACCAGAACATGTAGTAATGGACTCTAACGGCAATCCGACCGATGCGAAAGGTACGATTCCTAATAACAAGATTATTAATAACCTATTCGATGATTTAGTCGATCAAAAGACTAATTATCTATTATCAAAACCTATCGACGTTAAATCCTCGATCGACTTAACCGACTTCTTTAATAAGAACTTCCAGCGTACTTTAAAGAATCTAGGTAAAGATGCTTATATAGGTACGATAGCTTACCTACATCCATATATCGATAATAACGGTAACTTTAAATTAAAACGTATGAAGCCAGAATTCGTTATCCCGCTATGGCACGACGAAGAACACGATTCACTCGATGCATTCATTTACTTCTACGAGTTTGAAGTATACACAACACCGAAGATTAAGACTTCCTTCTATAAAGTCGAATACTACAAACCAGAAGGTGTTACGTATTACGACTACATCGATGGAACACTTAGTCCAGACCTAACAAAGCAATCTAGACCTTATATCCAAAGAAGCGGTCTTTCTTATAACTGGCAATCGGTTCCCTTAATCTGGTTCCGATCTAACTCTGAAGAAGTACCGTTACTCTCTAAGATTAAACCGTTACAAGATGCACTTAACCAGATGTTATCCAATTTTGCTAACGTTATGTCTCAAGACGTACATAATACGATCCTCGTTATTAAAGGTTATGACGGTGAGAACTTAGCTAACTTTAGGGAACAATTAGCACGTTATGGAGCGATTAAGATTACGTCTTCTCCGGAATTCGAATCTGGAGTCGAAACTCTTAATATCGAAGTTAATGCTTCTAATTACGAAACGATTATTAAGCTTCTTGAACGAGCTATTATCACGAATGGACGAGGCTTCGATGCTAAAGATGATCGTATGGCTAATAACCCGAATCAGATGAACATTAATTCAATGTATTCCGATATCGATCTCGATGCTAACGAAATGGAAACCGAATTCCAGGCATCACTCGAGCGCCTATTAACATTTATTAATGCATACCTTTCATTATCTAACAAACCTATATCTAACGATACAGTATTTATATTTAACCGAGATCTACCATTAAACCAATCTGAATTAATCGATGCATGCCGTAACTCTACCGGTATTATCTCCGAAGAAACGATAGTCGCTAACCATCCGTGGACTTTAGACACGAAAGAAGAGCTTGAACGTATTAAGAAAGAACGTAACGAGGTACTAAACAATGACGTACTGGGAACAACGCTTTCTTAATTTAAAAGAAGATGGCTTACAAACAGCACAGTCCTCTTACGAAGATTTAGCTTCGATATATGCGTATTCCTTAAATAAATACGAAAACCAGATAGCCGGTTTTATTCAAAAATACGCTAACTCTAATAACCTATCGCTTGCCGATGCTAAGAGACAGTTATCGGCACGAGAATTAAAAGACTTTAAGATAACGCTTAAACAATATATTAAGCTAGCACAACAAAAGAACTTATCCCCGAAACAAATTAAGCTTCTCGAAAATGCTTCCTTACGAGCACGTCTTACTCGCCTAGAAGAATTATGGATTCATACTTCACAGTTTGTCGAAATCTTAGCACAAGAACAGCATACCAACATTAACGATGCATTAAATAAAGTTTATAACTCGACTTACTACGAAGCCGCATATCTTACACAATCGCTACAAGGTAAATATCAAACATTCAGACAAATCCCGAAGAAAGCAATTCAAGAAGCTATTAATACACCGTGGAACAATACAGACTTTTCACAACGGATCTGGGATCAACGAGATAAGCTAATCACGAAGCTACAGCAAGAGATAACACGTTCCTTTATTGCACAAGAACCTATAGAACGCATTACGGAACGTATATCTCAAGCTTGTAACGTACAAATGTCGAATGCACGACGCTTAGTCGAGACAGAAGTAGCTTACGTACAAGAATTAGCACTTAATAATACGTTTAAAGAATTAAACGTTAAACAATATCAGATACTAGCAACCCTCGATAAGCATACATCGTCAGTATGCCGTCACCTCGATAAACATATCGTCGATCGTACCGACTTTAAGCCGGGTATTACGGCTCCACCGTTCCATCCTTATTGCCGTTCTACGATGATACCGTATGTACCGCTTAACTCAAGGGCATCACGACCAGATACTAAGACGGAATATGTACCCGATATATCTTACGAGGAATGGCAAGCTACCTACGTAAAGTAGCGCCGCTAGACAACATTCATTCATTTATTTAACCCTTGTCTTTTTAAATACGTTACAGACGATAAAGACTAACGTATTAAATCCTTTAAATAACTTGTGAGATGTTACTCACGAAAATAAAACGAATTCATTATAGGAGATTAACTAACAATGACAAAAGAAGAATTACTTGCACTTAATCTAACAGAAGAACAAGCTACAGCAATTATCGAGGATTATGGCAAAAACTATGTAACAAAGTCTCAGTTTAACGAGAAAAACGAAAAATATAAGCAATTAAAATCCGAGATCGAAACCACACGAAGCGAAATTAATAAACTAACCGAATCTGAAACAGCTAATGAAACGTTGAAAGCACAGATTAAAGAATTACAAGATAAAGCCGCTGAACGTGATACTCAATATGCACAACAAATTAAAGATATGCAAGTCGATAACGGTATCAATACCGCAATTCTTCAATGCGGCGTCAAGAATCCGAAAATCTTAACATCCCTCTTAAACAAACAAGCTATCGAATTAAAAGAAGACGGCACTATCACAGGCCTTACCGAACAAATCGAAGCTTTAAAACAATCGGATCCTTACTTATTCGCCGAATCTAAACCAGTCGGTGTCGTACCTGGTGAATCTAACGCTAATCCAAATCCTGGTATTACGAAAGAACAATTTAACAAAATGTCTTACAAGGATAGAGTAGCATTACAGGAAAGCGATCCGGCTCTCTACACTGAATTATCTAACTAATTATTTAACATGGAGAACATTTAAACAATGGCTAACGAAACAAAACTCGCTAATATTATTAATCCACAAGTTATGCAAGATATGGTATCTGCTGGCTTGCCTAAAGCATTAAAATTCACACAATTTGCACAAGTAAACGAAGACCTTAAAGGTGTTCCTGGTGACACTATCACAATTCCGGTTTGGGCGTACATCGGTGCAGCTGAAGATGTTGCAGAAGGTGCAGAAGTATCTACTACTACTATGACTGCTTCCACTAAAACTGTACAAATTAAAACAGCTGGTAAAGCTATCACATTGACAGATAAAGCAGTTAACTCTGGTTTAGGTGACCCTGTCGGTCAAGCTACTCATCAATTATCTTTGTCTATCGCTGATAAAATGGATAACGATGTATTGGCAGCATTGGCTACTACTACTTTGGCAGCTACTTCCGCTAAAGCGATCTCTTATGAAGGCGTTGTAGCAGCTGTCGATAAATTGAACGAGGAAGGTAACACAGAAAAAGTTCTTTTCGTAGCTCCTTCTCAAGTAACTACTCTTCGTTTGGATCCTAACTTCATCGACCGCAATAAATATAATGCCGACGTAATGATTAACGGTGAAATCGGTATGATCGCTGGCTGTCGTGTAGTAGCTTCTCGTCGTATCGATGATTCTAAAGCTACTATCGATAACTTCATCGTATGCTTGTCCCCAGAAGTAGAAGACGGTACTCCAGCTCTTCCAGCAGTAACTATCTACACTAAAGCTGAAGCTATGCTCGAAACTGAACGTCATGCAAAAGCATTATCCACAGACGTAGTAGTATCTGCACACTATGCTGTAGGTTTAACAAACGAATCTAAAGTAGTTAAAGCAACTTTCAAAAAATAATAAGGGTTAAATAATCATGGATCAAATAAAAGAACTTATTCGCTTCACGACTCATTTTAACGTGACTCCCGAATACGACAACGTTCTTCAATACATCTATGATACGGAACGGCAATTCCTTCTTAATATCTTAAACGAAGAAGAGTTGCCGTCCGAACTCTCTGGCCTACTCGATAAAAGAGTAGCTGCAAGGTTTATCGATCATCATAAAGATATCATACTTAAAGAAGCCGACTTACAACCTATTAAACGGTTAAAAGAGGGCGATACCGAAATAGAATTCGACGGCGATAATACCTTACATTATTTAACTTCTCTCATTACTAAATGGACTTCCTTAGAAGGTACAGATATAACATGTTATCGAAAATTAAAATGGTAGCTCGTCAACATTTCGAGCGTTTATACCAAGATACATGTATCCTTACTGAACAAAGAAAAGCCATACAAGATCCTCTCACTGGCATAATTAAGAACGGCGAACTCGAAGCAATCAGTTACCCTTGTCGAGTTTCATTTAAGACTCTTCAGACTAACGACATCGTTAATAAGCTACCATCGGCTTCACAGACCGTAGTTTTATTCATTTCGCCAGATCTCGAGATTAAGCCAGGTACCGATATCGAGATAATCAGAAATAACCGACATTTCGCTTATACAGCTTCCTCACAAGTAGCGTTATACAACACTCACCAAGAGATCCAATTAACGCTCAAGAGTAAACATAATGGCTAACGTAACAGTCGATCTCTCCGGTTTTGAAGAGTTATTAAGGAAGACACAAGAGCTTCAAAATAACGTATCTTCTTTAAACGAAAAGATCACCGATAACTTAGCACAACATTATTTGGCAGAAGCTATAGCGAATACTCCAGTCGGTCAGCTACAAATATCTCCGGACGGTAAATACCGTTCCGAATCGGAACACATGAGACGATCCTGGGAAGCAGAACGTATTAACGACAGTACCGTTAAAGTACTTAATTCAGCTTCCTATGCATCGTACGTTAACGATGGCCACAGGCAACGACCAGGACGTTTTATACCCGTACTAGGTAAACGTCTTACTAAGTCGTTTGTTAAGGGCCTACATATGCAAGAGAAGGCAGAAGCGGCTACGAGAAGAGCTTCAGACAAGATCATGAAGAACGCGCTCGACGACTACTTATCAACGTGGAGCAAATAATGAATTACATCAACGAAATCATCGACGGCATAGCTAAATCATTATTTAACTCTTTTAAATATCCTATATACATCGACGAGATTAAATCAGATGCACAATTCCCCTGTTTCGTAATCGAGACACTTAATACTGAACAGACACATATCATGGACGTACGTTATGAACGACGTAATGACTTCGATATTATGTTCTTTATTTCGGACGACGACTATATCGAAGAGCAAAAGGTACAGATTAATCCCGTAACGGAGAGTTTATACTTCGACTTAGAATACATAACACTCTCTGACGGATCACTCCTCAACGGCATCGATATGAGTCACCGTATCACGGACGGCATCCTACATTTTAAAGTCTCTTATGAATATCACATATTAAAAGCGTTAAATAAAGATCCTATGCTTACACTAAATCAGACTCAAGAGGTAACAGATAATGCCAAGAACAAAGAAAACTGATGAAGTAGTATTGGAAAACGAAGCGAACGCAGTGAGCGAAAATACTTCTCCAGTACCTACATTCTCTCCAGAAGTAATTATTGCTTCTGAACGTTTTAAACAACACGCCGACTTAATTGCCGCTGTAATCGAAGATCGTGAGTACAGCATCGAAGAAGTTGAAGCTTTACTACAAGATACTCTTAATAAACCCGTCATTGAAGTTTTCAATGATTAATTTTTTGAATAAAGGAGAACTACTCTATGGCATTAGGTGGCGGCTACTGGCTATTTCAAAATAAAACATTGCCAGGTGCTTATATCAATTTCGTTTCCAAATTGAAACCATTCGCAGAAATCGTAGATCGCGGTTATGCGACTATGGCTCTTTCCTTAGATTGGGGCGAAACAGGCAAAATTATTCGTATCGAACAAGAGGAATTCCAAAAGGATTCCTTAAAAATCTTCGGTTACGACTACGCTCACGAAAAAATGAAAGGTCTTCGTGACTTATTCATCAATACTAAAACTTTATATTTATATCGCTTAAATTCCGATGCAGTTAAAGCACAATCTACCATAGCAACTGCTACTTGTGGCGGTGTACGTGGTAACGATATCGCTGTCGCTATTTCTGCCGACATTAACGATGCATCTAAATTCGTAGTAACGACTTACCTTAAAACAGACGACGTCGTTAAGAAAGTCGACGAACAAACTGGTCTTTCTACACCTAAAGAACTCGTTAACAATGCATATGTAACATTTAACGAAATGTCCGCATTTACAGCACAGGCAGCTACTTACCTTACTGGTGGTACTAATGGTACAGCTGTACAAGCATCCGATTATCAAAAGTATATTGAACTTATCGAACCGTTCTACTTCAACGTATTAGGCTATACTGGCTCCGATACTACAATTCAAAACTTGTTTATCGCATTTGCTAAACGTACACGTGAAACGACTGGTCAAAAATTCCAAGTAGCACTTTATAACAATACTCGTGCTAACTACGAAGGCGTTATTTCTTTGGCTAACAAAGTAACAGATAGCGGTGCTGAACCTGGTGCTGGTGTCTACTGGTTAACTGGTGCAGAAGCATCTTGCCCTATTAATAAATCTTTAACTAATAAGATTTATGACGGCGAATACAATTTCAACGTTCAATATAAACAATACGAATTAGAACAATTTATTAAAGGCGGCCAAATCGTATTCCATAACGTAGCAGATTCTGCATCTGGCAACGTAAAAGGCAACACTCGTTTGTTGTCCGATGTAAATACATTTACTGAATTCTCTAAAGAACGCACTAAAGACTTCGCATTAAACCAAGTTATTCGCGTTTTGGATAACTCCGCATACGACGTAGCTCGATTATTTAACAATTACTACCTCGGTAAAACACCTAACGATAAAGATGGTCGTATTGCTCTCTGGAACGATATCGTTAAATTATTCGAAGATTATGCTAAAGTACGTGCTATTAAAGAATTCGAATCCAAGGATGTAGAAATCCCGACAGAGGGCGACGAAAAAGGTTCTGTAGTCGTTAACTACGAAATCAACCCGACAGTCGCTATGGATAAATTGTACGCTACTTGCTACGTGAAATAAAGGAGTTAAATAATGGCAGATAAAGCTCAAACTATGTTAGCAAAAGACGTTATTCGTGCAGTCGAAGCCCGTGCTTACATGACTATCAACGGTAAACGTCGTTTGTTATTGAACGCTAAAAAAGTCACTATTAAAGTCGATAAGACTAAAGAAGAAGTGGCTATTTTAGGCCGTATTAATAAAGGCAATAAATCTACCGGTGCTAAAGGTACTGGTTCTATGACAGTATATGATAATACACCTATCTTTACCGACTTAATGACAGACTTTATGAATAAAGGTAAAGACGTATACTTCGATCTTCAAGTTACTAACGAAGATTCTGATTCCGCAGCCGGTTCTCGTACAGTCGTTATTAAAGGTGTTAACATCGATAACTTCGACCTTACATTGGCCGATGCTGACGGCAAATATTTGGAACAAGACGTAGACTTCACATTCGAAGGTCTTGAAATTCCAGAAAACTTTAAAGAATTAGACGGTATGCAAGCCTAATTCCGCGTAAATCTTAGATAAGGGGCCTTATGGCTCCTTATTATTCTATACAAGGAGATTAACCCTCTATGGCAGATATCAAAAATATGTCCTTAAACGGATTCTTTAAATCTAACGCTAAATCTTTACCCGACGTAAAGGTAGTCGTATCTGAACGTTTTACCGATCAAGACGGTAATCCGATCGAATGGGTACTACATCCTATTAGCACTAAACTAGTCGAAGAAATTACGAAACGTAATACTAAAACTACTATTAAAAACGGCAAAAAAGAATCTACTGTTAACGAAGAAAATCTTAACGCAGAACTTCTCGAAGCTGTCGTATTATATCCATCTCTTAACGATGCCGAATTGCAAGATTCTTATGGTGTATCCTCCGCTAACGAATTGTTAGGCGCTATGTTATACCCTGGCGAAACACAAGTATTAACAGCTGCGCTACAAGAAGTAATGGCTGGTAGTAAAGCTAACGATATCGACGAACTAAAAAACTAATAGAGGAGAATCCCGAGGCATATCTCTACCATAGGGCCCTCCAAGATTTACATATACGTCCGCTCGAATTGAACTCAATGGATGAACAGGAACGCAATTTTATATTTGCTTCCCTCGCTATGAGAGAGAAAGAGCGGGCCCACATTTCTAAAGAATTAAAACGAAATAAATCAGGAGTAGAATATGTCTACACTATCTAACACGATAAAGTTAAATAACGGTGTTTCTCCTGTCTTAAAAGATATAACTCAATCGGCTGGTTCTGCTTCATCTAGTATGTCGAATTTTGCTCAACAAGTAACACATACTGGTAATGCTGCCAATAATGCACATGGCTCTTTATCTAACCTTAAAGCTATTTTCTTAGGTTCTCTCGGTGCTAATATAGCAGCTGCCGCTATTCAAAAAGTCGGTGATGCTATCGGTCATGTATTCGATATGGCACAAGAATTTTCATCGATACAAGCCAGACTCGGTTTAATAGTCGGTGAACAAGGGAACGTAGCGGCGTTAAATAAAGAGATTTATGAATCGGCCCGAAGATCTCGTACTGAATATGCTTCTATGGCTGAAACAGTAGCTACGTTATCACAATCGGCTCACGATGCTTTCCCAGATCCTAAAGAAGCTGTCGATTTTGCTGAAAAAATTAACAAAGTAATGGCTATCGGTGGTACGACTGGCGAAAATAAAAAGAATGCTATGATCCAGTTAACACAAGGTCTAGCATCTGGTCAATTACAAGGCGATGAATTCCGTTCTATTGCCGAAAATGCTCCGATGATTGAAAACATCATAGCTAAAACTATGGGTGTTTCTCGTGGTGAATTAAAGAAACTAGCGTCCGAAGGTAAGGTTACAGCCGAAGTTATTAAGAAGGCTATGACCGATAATGCCGACGAAATTGAAGCAGCATATCGTAAATTGCCACATACATTCGCTGACTGGGCTACCGATATTAAGTCGGTCGCAGAATATGCATTTGCTCCATTATTCGATGCTGTTAATGATTTAGCTAATTCACCAGAATTTAGACAATTTGTCGATAGCATAGAAAATAATATTCAGTATATAGCACCTATTATTAAAAATGTATTCAATGAAATATCCTATGCATTTAAGCAAGTATTAACGACAGGTCAACAAGTATTTGGCTGGCTACAAGAAAATGCATGGTTAGTACATGGTGCTTTATTTGCATTAGCCGCTGTCGCGTTGGTATATGCTGCTAACTGGTTAGTGGCTACAGCTTCGACTATTGCGGCTAGTATTGCTCAATGGGAATTAAATACTGCCATGTTAGCTTGTCCAGCAACCTGGGTAGCATTAGCTATTATGGGTATTATCGGTGCTTTATATCTCGTTATCGATATGTATAACGAATGGGCCGGTACTACGTATACAGTAGTCGGTGTTATCGCCGGTGTATTCGGTGCATTATGGGCTGTTTTATTTAACCAAATAGCTTATATCTGGAACGTCTTTATTATCTTCGCTAACTTCATATCCGATGTGTTTAATAATCCGGCTAAAGCAATACAAAATTTATTTAAACGCTTATGGAATAACTTAGTCGAATTTGCTGTACAGGGTATTAATGCGATGCTCGGCGTTATGAAACAAGTACCGTTCCTTAAAAATTTATTAGACGGTGTCGGTAATGTCGTAGCTTCCAGATTCCAGGTACAAGTCGATGCTGGTGCATTCGACGACTATAAATTAGATTCTAAGAATATATTAGGTACAGCTAGTGACTGGCAGAATGCTGGCGATGGTTTGGTCGGTAAAATTAGCAATATCTTTAATCCGAGTCAACCGAATATCAGCGACGATTCTAACAACGATAAACGTGCAGCCGTATCCGATGCTGCTAAAGACACAGCTAAGAATACGAAGAAGACTGCTAAGAATACAGCGAAAACAGCTAAAGCATTACAGTTAACAGCCGACGAAATTAATACGTTAAATAAAGGCATTATGAACGATGCTATTAAGTCCTGGTCTCAACGTACTATCAACTTAAACGTAACGAATAATAATAACATCGATTCTAGCGTCGACTATAAAGACTTTAGTACTAACTTCGCTAACGGCTTAGTCGATGCATTCCAACGTAACACTGGGGAGGCTTTAACATAATGTATTATTTTTACTTAGACAACCTCCAGATACCGATACCGCCTAAATCACTCGATATTTCTTATAGCAATAAGAATGAAACAGTCGACTTATTACAGACCGGTGAAGTAACGATACCGAAGCCTCTCGGCTTGACCGAATATTCCTTCGAGATCCTTTTACCGAATAGTAAATATCCGTTTAATCAGTCTATCCTCGAAAAGAGTAAAAAAGCCGAATACTACGCTAATAAAATACACGGTATGAAATTAGCCGGGAATCCGATTAAATTTACCGTAGTCCGTATGAAGCCGACTGGCGAAATGCTGAGTATGATTACGGAACGAGTTACGATCGAGGACCTCGAGACTAAAGAAGATCACGATTATGGCTTCGATATGTATATCAGTATCAAACTCCGTCAATGGAGAGATTACGGTACTAAAAAGCTCGTAATCGAAGAGAATAAAGACGGCACTGCTAACGCCTCCGTTAAGACAGAACGTCCGACCGATAAAGTACCCGCTAAAGAAGTTAAATCTCCTAACGGGTTTAATAAGGCGACACTACAAAGAGTCGTTAAACAACAATTTGGCAATACTAATAATTTATTTAAAATTGCCGCGTTAAATAAAATTGGAGTACCTTGTTATTTAGGTGCTACTCAAGCTCTTAGTATGTATAACGAAGGGAAGGGGAATGACGCATGGACGAATTTAATTCTCAAAAAATAACACATGCTCCCTTACGTGTTAACTACGAGTTACTCGTTATGCACGACCGAAAGGATATGTACATACTAGATCCGCAAGACGGGGTTACGTTAGACCGTAGCCCTGACCTTGCTCCGGCTAAATTATCCTTTAAAATCTTTAAAGATAAAGTGCTGAATATCGAAGAAGGCGACCTTATTAACCTTAAAGTTAATGGTGAGCTCGTATTCGTCGGTTATATCTTCGAGAAAAAACGCTCTAAAGATAACTTTATCGAAGTAACGGCATACGATCAATGTCGTTATTTAAAATCTGAAGGCTATTACGTATTTAAGGGCGAGAAAACAGCTTCTGAATTAATTAAAGCCTTAGCCGAAGACTTAGCTATTAAAGTCGGCGATATTAGCCCGACCGTATATAAGATTAAATACATCTACGACGGCAAAACATACCAAGATATCATTCTCGATATGTTAAAACAGACTAATATTTACTCTCCTAAGATACCGGTTATGAAGCCCTTAAAGAAATCGACCGATAGTAACTTTACGGCTCCGAACGGTACCTATTACGAGCAGAACGATATTAAGTATCTTACCGATCACGGCTATAAGCAAGAAGATGCGCTATCGGAACTTGCTAAATCGCCTAAATATAAAATTAAGACATGGGATGCCATAAATAATGCTAAGATGGCTCCTCCTAAACGAGATTCAGATTCTGATAAATTAGCTCCTAACGGTACCTATTACGAGAAAAACGATATTAAATATCTTACAGATCATGGATATACCGAAGAGGCGGCCATAGCTGAATTATCTAAATCTGATAAGTATAAGGCTAAAGAATCCGAAATGAAGGAACGTAAGCCTGTGTACTTAGCTTATGACGATAAAGGCCTACTCGTGGTTAAAGAACTTAACGATATGGTAACCGATATCTTAATCGATGCTACTCAAGTCGGTGATTACGAATATACTTCATCGATCGAGAATACCTTTACACAAGTCTTAGTAGTCCGTGAAGCTAAAGCTACCGAGAACGGTGAAGAAACTAAGAAATTCTGGCGTACTGGGGCAGCTTATGCTAAGAACGAAACTCAGAAATGGGGCGTTCTTCAGAAGGTGTTTAAGCCCGACGATAAGAAGACTAACGCTATCGAATATGCTAAGAATTTACTCGATACGTTAGCACGAAAAACTCATACACTACGCTTAAAAGACTGCTTAGGTCATACCGAAATACGACCTGGTTCCGGTATCTGGTTAAACTTTAATATCGGTGATCAGATCATTAATGAATTAGTATACGTACAAGCCGTTACTCATAAGTTTAATAATAATAAACATTTAATGGATATGGATATTATTTACTTCGATAAACAACAACCCGAGATTACGGTCGAAGATAGAGGCGACGAAGAGATTCGTAAACGTATCCAAGCTATGAACAAGAAATCCGGCGGCACTTCTAAAGGTACCGGTAAAGCTGGTAACGCTACGAATGCTGGTGTACAAGCTGGCTTCGATTCTATCACGGGTACGACTTCTGCATATGGCGATGTAGGCTGTGTCGACAGAGCAACAGCTGGTGGTTCTTACTATAATAGCGATTTAGCCGATGCGTATAATGCCGGTATTAAAGATGTACCTGGATTAAAAACGTTTATGAATGGTCGTGGTTATGCGATCGAATCGTATACTGGTGCTGCTAACCCTGGCGATATCCTTATCTATGATGGCGATGAACATGTCGTTATAGCCGACGGTGCTGGTGGCTGTGTCGGTAACAGTACTAAAGCTGGTTCAGTTATTCATTACTCCGATGTTAACTATGCTTACCATAACGGTACAGCTCCTACTCATATTATTAGAACAGGTGTTAAATAATGGATAATGATTTTAATAAAATATTAAGCGTCATTAAGTCGGCGGCCGTTACAGCTGTCGAGAATACGAAACCGGCTACGATGTTAATCGGCGTAGTCGTTTCTGAAGCTCCACTCGAAATAGCACTCGATTCTACCTTAATTATCCCGGAAGACCATATCATGCTAACTAAAAATACGTGTGAATGGACGATGGAAATGAGTGTCGACCATATCACCGAGAATAGAAGTGGTGGCGGTGGTTACGCTGAATTTGCTAGCCATAACCATGAATACAAAGGTCGTAAGAAGTATTTAGTACATAACGGTCTTAAGGTCGGCGATAAGGTATGGCTCTTCCAAGAAACTGGTGGTCAGCGCTATATAGCGATTGATCGTGTATATAATCCGAATACGGGGTGTACGACTAAATAATGGCACTAACTCCTATGTCTAGTTATAACCAACTTGATAGCAGTTTGGTTACGAAGAAACAGACTTCTAATACCTTCAGAGTCCGCTACGAAGACGATTATAAAATCATCGGTATGTGTGACGACTATGAAGCGATGAAACAAGCTATCTTTAAAATTATCAATACAGAACGCTACAAATATTTAATATACGACTGGGATTATGGCATCGAATTAAACGATTTAATCGGTGAAGCTATCCCTTACGTATATGCCGAGATTCAACGACGTATCACCGAAGCATTATTAGCTGACGATCGAATTGATAAGGTATACGACTTTAATTTCTCTAATAATGGTGGCGACGTATTATGTGTATTCTCGTGCGACACAATTTACGGCACGATTAATGATATATATAAAGAGGTAACAGACTATGTACGAAAATAAAACTTATAAAAATATATTAGCTGATGCCTTATTTAGAACCGATACTAAATACGATAAACGACAAGGATCCATGATATACGACTCATTGGCTCCTTTTTCTTTTGAGTTAGCTGAAGCATATATTATGGCACAAGTTATTCTAAGACAAACGTATGCTAAAACAGCTGACCGAGCTTTCTTAGAATTAAGAGCACTCGAATTTAATATCGTACCTCGCGAAGCTACAGCAGCCGAAGTGAAAGGTGTATTCGATCGAGCAGTCGATATCGGTACTCGGTTCAACTTCGAAGACCTTAACTTTAGGGTGACCGACGTAATCGACTTATCTAAAAACGAATTTAAATTAATATGTGAAACTCCTGGCGCTAAAGGTAACTACTGTATAGGACGTATCACGCCTATTAATACTATCCCGGGTTTACAGAATGCCGAAATTAAAGAAGTGTTAGTACCGGGGCAAGATGAAGAAGATACGGAAGCCTTCAGAGAAAGATACATCCGAGCATTAAAATCTAAAGCTTATGGCGGTAACGGTGCTGATTATAAAGAAAAAGTATTAACGGTTAACGGTACTGGTGGTTCTAAAATTTACAGATGCTGGAACGGTGGTGGCACTGTTAAAGTCGTCTTCGTAAATAACGAATTTAATAAGCCATCTGCTGAACTCGTTAAAGAAGTACAAAATGTATTTGACCCTACTCCTAATCAAGGTAAAGGGTATGGTTTAGCACCTATTGGACATACGGTTACTGTCGAAGCAGCCGAAGAAGTCGTTATTAACTATGAGATTCCGGTCGTTATGGCAGCCGGTCATGAACCTAACGAAATTCAGACAGAGCTTACTAAGAAAATCGAAGAACGTTTGAAAGTCCGACGTAAAGAGTGGACGACCCAAGACGAGACTCAATTCTTAACTGTTAGAACTTCTATCGTTACTTCCTTAGCTGTCGATTTAGATAAAGTAATCGATGTAGGCGATATTAAAATTAACGGTCAGAAGGTTAAGCGCCTCGATTTACGGCCTAACCAAATCCCGAAACTCGGTACCGTTACATTAATTAAAGGTTAATCATTATGGCAATATTTGATAATTATACTCGAATCATCGATTTATCCGAATTTGCTGTACCGGTATCTGGTGAGACTGCTGAAATGCAAGAGATATATAGAGTCGAGAGCATCGAAATGCAAGCTTTATGGAATACGATGGTCGAGATCTTCAGAGAACAGTTTATTATGACGGCGGAATCTCATGGCTTAACACAATGGGAATCTATATTGGATATTGTACCCGAGGCGGACGATACGATCGACGACCGACGCTTTAATATCTTATTAGCACTTGCCGGTCAACGTCCTTATACCGAAATTAAGCTACGAGAACTTCTCGACGGTATCTGTGGCCCTGGTAACTATCGTATAGTCGAAGATTATAAGAACTATAACGTTCATTTTAAGGTATCCCTGGGCGTTAAGAAACAACGTGATGCCGTATCTAAGCTATTACGAGATTTAATCCCGATGAATCTTATCTACGACGTCGATTTATTATATAACCGTCACATCGACTTAGCTCGGTATACACATAAAGAACTCGCTCAATTTACTCATTTTGTACTTAACCAGGAGGTCTTACCTAAATAATGGCTACTTATACAAAGAATATAAATTTACTTAAACCAGCCGAACAGGAAAAATACGATGTGAACCTTCGTAATAACAACTGGGATAAGATCGATAAAGCTATCGGCGATACTAGCGATGCTATTAAAAAGCATAAAGAAGCTAACCCTATCGACCATCCAGACGGTAGTGTAACGACTCCTAAGCTACGAGATAAAAACGTTACGACTGAAAAAT